TTATTTGTTTTTACATTGAAATAAATACTCTTGATAAATAGTTTTTAAATCTATATCTTTCTTGTCTACTTTTCTATAAAAAGCTTTTAACTTTTTTGTTTCAAGTAGTCCAGAGAAGATTTTTTCTACAGCTTTCTTCTTTCCTTCAACATAGCAAATGTATTTAAAATCATTAAAGCTATATTCTCTCATGTCATAACCTCGCAGAAAACAATATCTTCTATATTAATGTCAATTATTCGTTCGTCAAAGCGCTGTAATTGAACTATGTTTCTTTCATGGTCCAGATAAACAGGAACTACATACTTGTATCGCATATGATGATTGTTCTTTAAAAATAGTACTTCTATTGACCAGTTACGCTTAAGTGCATCCTCTAAAACAATAGAATGCTCTAAAATATCATCCATTAAATTATACATGTTCTTCACCTCTTGCTAACATTATACGAACAAACGTTCTTAAAATCAAGCATTAAAAAGTATTGTGTTGCATAAAAATATGTGTAATAATAATCACATGAACGATTTTCGTTCATTATTTCATTCAACTATTAGCTGTTTGACATCCCGTTTTTTTTTACATCTGAATATAACAGCAACCTCGAACAAAAGCGTTTGGGGTATTTTTTATTTTCCATAGAAATTAATTGATATAACAATTACGCTAAGCTTATGTTTAGCGTGTTTTTTTTGCATAAAAAAAGCCCTAACGTTGAAGTTATGGACTGACATATATAAAAAATAGAAGTTGACAACTTTAAGGCGACTACCACGACAGGCAGCTTACAAGCTATGACTAGCCTTGACTAATCATTTATGCGACACTCAAAGAATTATTATCTAACTTCTTAATCAAGAATAACAAAAATCAAACAAGTTAGCAAGTATTTCAGGCATTTTATTTATAACAAATATCTAGATCACAAAAATGTCGCGGAAAATAATGGTCACAACCAATATTACATAAACTTAAAAGTTCTCTATTTCTCTTATCAGGTTTATGTGCTGTTACGTGATTTCTACATACTCTAAAAACTGTATTAGCGAATAAGTCTACAACTTGAATTAAATCTTTATTTTGTGAATCCTTATATGATGTTTCAACAGAAGAGAAAATTGGATGTTCCATTGTAAATTTAATAGTTAAATATTCTTGTAAGCTATTTAATGATTCAATTGCGGTATTTCTATCATCTATTTGCATTTTCAAATAGTTATTTGCTGGGTTAATTGGTATTTTAGAAATTTCATTTACCGTTAGATAAATAAAATAATTAAAAGACAAAGATGTATTATTCAAAAGATGATTGACTAGTTGGTGGTTATCGACTATCTTAAAATGAAATTTAGCATCTGATTTTGTTGAAAGCATATTAAATATTAATTTTTTCATTTCAAAAGGCATCTCCGAACCTTTTATCTCTTTTGTAATATCTAACTTACTAGATGGATACCTTTTAAGATATTTTAATTTTGCATCTCTGAACTGTCTAATTACATTATATGGTTTCTCTGTTTCTAAAAAAGCAATAACAAAATATCTGTTATTAAAATTTTTATTTTTAGTTATAGTTCCTGATTCATCTACAAAAAGTCTCATCCCAGTTCCTCCACTTTTTTACTTAAATTATATTATACTAATTAAGTTTGAGGAAGTGGAACGTATGTACTTATAATTCGAAGTTATGAAAAATCCCCATCAATATAAAACAAAAAAGCCCCCGAAATAATAATCGAGGGCATTAAACTAAATCTTTTTAACAAACTTCGTGTTAGCAGTGAGATAGTAACCAGATTTCGTTTTCAAGCGAGGTGTTCCGCCTTTTGTTTTAGCCATTCCTGTAATCGTGAAGATAGTGCCTACCGGATATGTGCCACCGGTTTTATGCTTCTCAGTAAAGTCTACTGAATTGTATAGATCACACTGTACTAGTGTTTTAACTTTTCGCGGATTTTCTGTGTAGTAAACGTTCTTATTTGAGCTTGTAGAAGTCGCAGGTTTGCTTGCACTTGTCGATGGGGCTTTTTCACCGCCAGCAGCATCATATAATTCAAAATGCGGATAATCTTTAAAAGACTTCCAATCTCCGCCCCACTCAAATCCTTCTGCTTTCATAGCTGATACAACTGTTTTCCAGCGCGAAGTTGTCGACTCCCAAATAACATTTTTTCCGTCGCTTGTGTATAAACACAAGTCTACCGCTACACCGTAATTATGATTAGATTGTCCACCTTTCGCATTTGTGACAACTGCGCCAGGTTTTGTTCTGCCTTGTGCGTACAGTGCATTTTGTTCTGCTGACGAGCGATAACCTTGCGCAACACACAAATAGATTCCTTTTTTCGCCATTTTTTTAATTACATTTCGGGTTTTATCTGCTACAGATTTATTCATTCCAGAAACGTTTAATTTACGATTTGCTTTTTCGATTAACCATGCCTCTGTTAATGCCATTACTTATCATCCTTTCTTGGTTCTGAATAATTCATTACTTTTAAACTATCGGAGAATTTACTAGTCGTTGGGTCCATCAAAATCCCGATAACAGCTACTACTGTTGTAACAATCGCCATTGGGCTATTTAGGAACCTTACAAACGAAAGCCACAAAGCAGACCAGTTATCTAAATCAGATATAGAAAAACCTCCCGCTGTCCATGCGACGCCAAGAACTGTAATAAGTGTTGCTACAACAGTTCGCCAGTTTTTCAATCGTACCTTCCAGTTAATTTTCATCATTTCACCTCCTTTTCATTTTTTTCAGTAACATACTTCCAAATCGCTTTATCTTCCCGTTTCAATAAAGCAATCTCTTTATCATGATCGTTTTGCTTTTCTCGTAAACTCATACGATCTTTCTTGCTTTCGGACATTTCTTCTCTTAGACTTTTTAAAGTGATATCCAGAGAATCAATCATATTTCTTAAAGGCGCGACTAATGCCCACCTAATAACAAAACCTACGATTGCCGCTATTAAACTAATTAAAGCTATTAGCTCCCCCACACTCATCCCTGCTATCGAAATACTCCCAAGTACCAATTTTCATCATCTCCTCATTGTCACTCCATAAAAAATAAGCCTTGCTGGCTTTAATCTAAAACATAAAATAATTGATTTAACGCAAAATAAGTAACGCTAGTGTCGGCAGGCATAAAACTCATTGCATTGGCGGAAGACGCATGTACTCGACCACCAGTCGATTTGCTCGTTGGCGCGTAAGCCATCGCCGTTCTTGTTGTCTGTATCTCAAGAGGCACAGAAGCAAAAGCGTTAGCTGATGCCCATGCGGTTGATTTTTGAACTTGACCACGGAAAAACACAATTCTAATTCCAAAAATGCATAAAATCATATATTGAGGTGTATTAAATTCGGCTGTAGAATATCCTGCGTTAAGCGGTAAATCTTTCCAGCTTGTTTTATAAAACGAATCTGCATCAATTGAAAGCTTAATATTTCCATTCTCATTAAACTGCAGAGATTTACTAGTTAAAATAGAATTTCCTAGGCTACTTTCCCCGGCAACATCGATTAGTTTCTGCGCAACTTTGTATCCGCCTAATGTACTGATGATGCTTTCTAATACTGCCGACCCTATACCCGTAGGCAAATATGAAGTTGAATTGAACCCGTCATCATTCATTTTGACAGTTCCAGTGTAAAGATTATCGTCGCTATCTTTGTAATTTATGTTATGAATAAACTCCGCACCAGTAATGCTACCACTCTTCACATCACCAAGCTCGGCAGTGATAGCGGAAAGTTTACCCACACGCAATGCGTTGTAATCCAAAGGTAATTCTACCCAACTATTCCCGTTCCAAGTAAAAACACCAACAATTGTTTTAGTGTTTTCGTCTATTTTAAACCATGTGTCACCTTCGACTGGAGCGCTTGGTTGAGTTTTATCAAAAACCGGTTTATGATTACTAACTGATTCAATCAATGCATTGTTCGCAACGGTAATCGCCTCTTCTATTTTTTCGTTAATTTCTGGATCTGCTTCCTTAATATCTAATGTTTGACTCACCCATTTTTCTCCATCCCACCTTCTCAAAACATTTGGTGTCACACTACTATCCATCCACAGTAAATCGGTGGTCGGGTTTAACGGTGCTTCACCAGCTACTATCGCATCGTTAATATCTGTTAATGTTATTTCCGCTGCTGCTCTAATTGTCATTATCCAACATCCTTTCTTCTGGCATAGCATAAATACGATTGTATCGTTTGCCCGCCTCTCCTTGCCCTAAATTTAGCTGCATCATTCGCTTGCCATTTGCATCAAGAAATGGATACGCTCCTTCGCATTCGTTAGTTGAACCTTGTGCAGGATAGTATTTTTTTTGAAAAACATGATGATAAACTAAACTATTATTAATCATATCCCAACACCAAACTTGATTTTTATCAGTGCCTGTAAAACTCCCTCCGGCTGACAAATACGCGTATGGAAACATTACATGCATTCCTTGCAACGTATATAAAGTAGTTGTAAATCCACAGTCTTTTGTCCTAAATGTATATAAAGGAGCTATTCTGCCGGCTAATAAATCAGACTTTTTAAAAACATTAATACTTAAATTTGAAACGCCTGGACTCATAACTACATAGTCGCTTGTTTTATCGTATGTTACTCGGAAACCGTCAGGTGCTTCAAGTTTAAATGCCATCGACTCATCGTAAAACTGTTCTTTCAAAGGGACATATTTAAACATTGCTATCGCCTTCTCTGCTTGGGGCAATGGTGTTACATAATAAGACCAGATGTGCGCCTCACCAGACGAAGTGTCCACGCCAAACATAGTCCCATGTCCTCCGCCGAGAATCCACATCATATCGACGAAAGTACCATCAAGCGTAGTTCTATAAATATTGTATGATTGTTGTCCACCGACTTTACTTTTTTTACTTCCATAATATTCTTGCGACCAGTATATATAACCATTTTCCACGTCTATTTGCGCACATTGCATAACCGATAAATTTACTTCTATCCCAGCAGGGAATTCGCGTGGAAGTTCAGCATACATATAACTTTCTTCTTCATTAATCATTAATATACTAGCTTCACTTCCTTGATTGACCGAACATCTAATAGTGGCATTGATAAAAACGTCTTCTCCAGAGATATTAACAACATTACCTACGCCTATCTGTGCGTCTTCCCAAACCAAGTCGTGTGTACCGTCGTTGTTTAGCTTCTCCCAAATAAAATCACCACGCTCAATACTATTCGTTATGTTTGTTTTCCCATCGTAAACTCTTGCAATAAGTTGTGTAGTGCCAGCGTTATTTTTAAAAGTAGAACCACTCGTGCTAAATAATTCTACTTTCCACGTCTTCGTTTCTTCTATTTGTTTTTTAGCTTCTTCAATTTGCGCTTGAAGTTCCCAAATAGCCAGTGGTGTGACGTTTTCCAATTCGATATAATCACCAAGAACAACCTTGTTTTTAGACGGATCACTAAAAGAAGTTGTCTTTTCTATGATTCTTGCAGATAAAGTTATGTCCATGTCCAAGTCGACTACTCTTACTGTGTCTCCAAGTGTGACTTGGTGTGGCTCATAGCCTAACATCTCTGCTAGTAATATCACGTCTACCTCATATGTGGATAAAGGATGATTAACTTTTTCAAGCTCTAGTAGCGCCCAATCTTTTAAAGCTTGCGCGTTTGTTATTGTATCTTTTGTTATGACACCTTTTAAATATTCTCTGCCATCGTTATACAGCCAGTTCGCTTCATCATCATAAATGTAATTTAAACCATTATTAACTGATTTAATTGTCAAACCATCTTTACCAAGCGGGATAAGAGCAGTGTACATCGTTTTATCAGTTGTAATTCGTTTAAGACCTTGAATGTCTCTTGCGTACTCAAATCGTTTCGCAGTATTGTTGCCTCGTTCGTCAACTAAATCAAATTTATAATTAATGATTTGACCACCAAAGCTTTCTACGTAAGCATCAATTTCTGCTTTATATTCTGCAATAACTTGTTGTAATCCAGCTTGAGCCGTTATATTGTCTGCAAATTCAATAGTGCGTATTTGTCCAACAAATTCTCTCTTACCAATTGACCATCCTGTCTGTTGTAAAATATATTCAAGCGCCATGTCAGCTCTTATATCAGTCAGTAATTTATTGGAAATAATAGTTGCATTTAAATCATAAATAAATGCATTTTCTGCTGTTGCTTTGATGTATCGTCCTTGCATATTTAACCCGTTTTCAGATTCATAAATACGAAATAATCGTAACTTAGCTTGTTCGTCTTCAAACAAAATATAATTACCTTCGTGAATATGTTCAGCCATTTCATGTTCTGCGGGGATGGTAACAGTGTATGTGTCATCAAAGTTTTCAAGCTTCTCATTTCTCTCATCATCCCAAAAAGGACACGAAAAAGGCATGTCATTAGATAACACGCCTACAGTTGTTCTTTGTCTATTTAGAATTGTTAACATTCTATACCTCTCCTAATATGTCGTCGGTCTGTATTCTATGGACCACTCCGCTCCTTCGCTGAAAGCCACTGGAGTTTGATAGCCACCAAAAAACGAAGGAAATGAACTTCCAATTGCTAAATTTTCCATGAACACTGAACCATTTTTCATTATGACCCCAGCTTCACAATCAATCATAATCTCATCACCTTTATGGATAATAACCTCTGGATTATTTTTAACATCTGCTTCTGGATTAACTTTTTGTACAACCAAGTCGCAAAAAACAACATCATTGTCTTTGTAAGTTTGATTATTAAAATCTTCTGGAATATCCATTTTTGCCATGTAAATTCCGATGCCTGCTAACTTAGTAGCAAATTTGTTATTTGAGTCTTTCCATTTGTAGGTTCGTTTCCAAGCTTGACTACCTTTATCGTTCAATTTAACTATTTCCGCAATAAACAACTGTCCACGCTTTTCAATAGATAGATTAAAGTACGCATCTGAAAATTCATTATAGTTATTTCCGACTTCATACGTCGTGTTTATTGTTTTCCAAACTTGCTTAGTCTTTGTTTTACCTTTTTCTGTATACTTCACTGTTTGTTGTACTTTTTTTGAATAAACCACTTTCGTATTCTTTTTCTTAACTACTTTCCCCTCAGTTGCAGCAAAAAGGTATCTATCTTTCGTTGTTCTCCCAATCTCTAGTCCCAAATTCATAGCTCTCCCATTTTGGGCATCTTTAATCATAAATTTACCAATGCGTTTGCTATCTTTGTCTAATAAATACAATTCTATTTTTGTTCTAGCGCGTGGGTATTTTTGAGTAATATTTGCCAATCGAGCGGTTACTTTCCAATTGTCTAATTCTGACGTCAACATTCGTTTCATTACAGGACCTCTCCATGATTTGTAAGGCGCGGTTTCTGTTTTTTCACCATAGGAATTTACACGAATGGTATTTATAGTTTGTTTAAATGAACTTGTTTTCGCAGGCTTACCATTTTCTAGCTCCCAAGTAATATTACTTTGCCCAATACCATCCCACAAAGTCATGTCATTTGCTCTATCGGACAACACGTTCTCATACATTTTCACAGCTGTTTGTCCTGTATCGGGGTCAATATCAGCCCCTAGAAATATATAATCATCATCTGTTGCAAATGATAGACTAGTTAAATCGTCGGTTGCTATCGCATGAATAATTGGACTTGTTGATTGTGAACCCGCCACCTCGATTATAGCCGGGCTTTCTGGTAAACTAATTTCTTGTTGTTCTCCATATCCACGAGGATCACTACATATAAATGTAATGGTTGTTGTATAATTATCTGTCTGTAATTCTGTTAACTCTGCCATTTGGGCAAAATGACCGTAATAAATCCATTCCGGTTCATCATCAAAGATTATTTCGCTTTCAAAACTGTTAGTTTGGATGATTAAGTTATTAAGATCGTGTGCTATTTCTACTCGTTCAGTTTCCGATTTCCCCATAAGCGTAATATTAATGTCAAAGCTTCTAGTACCAACGGAATTACCAAAAAAGTACCCACCAATTTTGGCAGGTACTTCTTGGATATTCTCAGTGATATTGATTGCATTTCTTTTGATACTATTAACAACTGCTGGAATGTCATTGCTATGAATTCCGGCGTACGTAAATCCTATTCTAGTCACGTTTTCTAACCCCCTGAACTCGGTCTTTTCTACTTATACGATTGTTCTGCATTTTTGTAATTGCAGGTTCCACTAAACTTCCGACCTTATTTGTGTCCATGTATACGTCACTATTTTTTTGAAGTAGTTGCATCAAAATCTGATTCTGCTGTTGAAGCAATAAAATCATGTCAGAATTGTCAGGACTATTGACAACAACACTTCCTCCATCGTTCATTCCAATGATTTCTTTTGTTTTTTTGATTAATTGAACCGCTCGATTTTTCCGAGTAAGCGGTATGACTACTTCCGGCTTATTGTTCTCAGCAACTTCTATCATTTCATTTTTCTTTACAAAACCACCATTAGCAAATCTACGATGCCCTCGTGGTCCCCAGCCTCGTTTTCCGTAGGGAAGGTCGTTTCTCCATGATGAGTTATTGAAGAACGCCAGCAACTGATCATAACCAGAAAAAATATTATTATGACCTTTCATTCTGTATGCGTTAAAAGTCTGCGGTATATATTGAAGCAAACCTTTAGCAGGGTTGCCTGATAATGTATTAACATCCACAACAGCAGATGACTGAGTTATTTTTTCATTCCCGCCAGATTCACGATGAATTTGTGCAATAATGCCTTTTAATTCACTACCGGACAAATCCACTTTCATGGCTAGAGCCGCTTTCTTAATAACACTAGACCACGCCGAAGCACCTTTCCCAGCCGGTCCTGCCACTGGCGCAGTTTCTTTAAAACCAGATAGCATTTTCTCCAAAGGTGCGCCGATACTGTTTTTTAAATAGTTCAGCATGTCAGAACCTAAATTACCATCGTTACCCATTTTAACGCCAACAGACAAGCCACCAAAAAGTTTATTTAAATTTTTGATAGGATGCGCTGCCCAGTCAAAAGCTTTTTTAGAAAAATCAACTACTTTTCCAGCTACCGCTTTTGTCCCATTCCAAGCGTCACTTAAGAAATCATTGATCGTTGAATTGCCACTTGCAAACCCAGGTAATGTTTTACCAAGTCCACCTTGCATGACTTTTTTCGAATCTGCATGATTCAAAATTTTAGTACCTGGCGCAACATGCGTTATTTCTGCACCATTCGCACCTAAAATCTGAGCTTGTGCTTTGCGTTTATTATATGCAATCTCAAATCCTTCTTCGCCAGCCATGATTTGTCCGGATGCATTGTTAGAACCTGTGTAATCCATTGCTAACTGACTACCATATGAGGTTCTTTTGCTAGTGTTTATTTTTTTTGTGTCATTATTATAACCTTTTGGCTTCCATTCAGGAATAGTAGGTAAACTAAAAAACTTTAATACTTTATTTATTCCGCCGGTAACAGAGTTAATCACACCTGCTAAATTAACTTTAAAATTATCCCATTTCGATAATGATTGACCTGTTTCCCAGTCAACTTGGTTTAAATGACCAGTAGCTTGTGATTGAGCTTGACTGACTACTTGTTCGTGCATTTCGGTTGCCGCTTTTACGGTTTTATTCTTTTGGCTCCTAGCTTTTCTTACAATATCATCATGTTGTTTCTTAGTAATAGTTCCATTTACATAGTATTCTTTATCAGCTGCAGCAACTACATCCTTATATTTCTTGTTAGCTTCTTTTACTGCTCCATCTTTTGCTCTCTTCGATTCGCTAACCACTTTCGAAGCTTGTTCTGTACTTAATTTTCCACTACTGTCTTTCAGTTTTCCTAAAATTAATTTTTGCTCTTTTGCAGACTTACTCAAAGAACTAACCACAGCGGTTTCTTGTTTTTTAGATATTGCTTGAATTTGGTTACTATATATTTGATTACTAGTTTTACGTTGATTTGCAGCATTACGTTTGATGCTCGTAATTTGCTGTTCCTCCGAAGCAGTTAAAACTCTACCTTCCTTTGCAGCTTTTGCGTTAATTGCTTTTATGTCTGCTTTCTCTTTCTTTGTAATACCAGCATTTTTAGTAGCCATATCTTCATTTAGCTTTTGAATTTGTTCGTTGTTTTTCTTCACTTCATCTAATGACAATTTTTGTATTTTTGCTTGCTTCTCTTTAACCGCTTTTATGTCTGCTTCTGATAACATGCTATTTTTTGACAAAGTACTTAAATTCTTATCAGTACTTTTTTTAGTCTTCTCAAAAGATTTCTCAACTAGCGCAACCATCCCATTATAATTTTTACTAATTTTATCAGATGTTGATTTAGTGATTACATCCCCGGACATTTCCAAATACTTTAATTCAGAGATTGCGTTTTGAGACATAGTTTTATAAGAATTTACATTTTTTGCTGTATCTTTACTAATACCTTTTCCGGAAATATCCGTTTTCAAAGGATTAGCAAACACATCTTTTATAGCTGCATATCCTGCTTTCGCCATTTTAATTTGATCGTTAATTTGATTAACTGGATTCAATAGAATAGGATGTTCTTTTGCTGAGAATGAAAGTGCATCCCAAATTAAATCGAATTTAGCTTTATATTCAGGTATTTCCTTCTGTATTTTTTTACCGAATGCCTGCCCAAATTTAGTTCCAGCAATACCTCCTATTGCCGCACCTACAGCTGTTCCAATTCCTGGAGCAATTGCTGTTCCTATAGCGGCTCCTGCTGCCCCGCCAGCTAAGCTCCCACCAGCGCTACCAGCTTTATCGCCAGCATTTTTCTTGTTAATACCAATAAGTTGTGTTGCAGATAATGCAATTCCCAAACCAGGTAATGCCTTTCCAACGCCTTTCAAACCAGCCCCAATTTTTCCGAATTTGCTATAACTCGCAATATCGCCTGCCATATCACCTGTAGATAATGCTTTTGCTCCTTTGCTTCCTTTAAAAAATGAGCCAGCTTTACCTAAGAAACCTTTACCTTTTCCTCCACCGACTGGCAAAGCATTTCCAGCAAGTTGCGTAGTCGCAGCATTAGTTCCGGCAGCGACCGAGTTTTCTGCTAACGCGGCTGTTAGTTTCTTTACAGGTGAGATAGCAGCTGCTGCTCCTTTTGCAATAAATCCAAATGCTAGTCCAGCCACCGGAATCGCTACCGCAACTACACCTGCTGTGGAGATAACCGTTTTAGTACTATCATTCAATCCATTAAACCAATCAGCTGCTTGTTGAATATACTTTCCTAGACTACGTAATACCGGTGTCAATGATGTTCCTATGCTTATTGCAAAAGTTTCAATTGCACCAGAAATTTCTTCAATAGTACCTTTCAAATTATCCATTTTCATTTTAGCTACATCGTCTGCAGTTACTTTACCCATTTCAGTGCGCATTTTTTTTATTCCTTCTGCGCCTTCACGATAAGCAATATTCCCAGCACGAACTGCATCGGAGCCAAACATAGCACCTAGCGCCGCACTACGCTGTTCAGAATTTAAGTCTTTTAGGCTACTTTGCAATAAACCAGATATTTCTTCTGCTGATTTCAATTCCCCGTTTGTATCGTAAAACGCGGAGTGAACCGCTCCAGTAGCAACTGTTAATTCTTCAAATTCCTTGTTAACTTTAGAAGCGCTTGCTTTTGGACCTGCTAAACTTTTAGCTAAATATTGAATTTGTCCCATTAATTTATCTGTATCGTTAGAAAGTGGTTTTACACCATTTTCTTGCAATACTTTCATAGCAGTTTCATTGTGGACAATGCTTAAACCGAGAGCATCAAATTGTTCCCATGCTGCCTTTGTTGTAGGGTGTAATCTTTGTAGCATAGTTTTGAGAGAGGTCCCCGCATCGGAACCTTTTAAACCATTTTGTGCGAATACTGCTAACATTGTAGATGTATCATCAAATGACAGACCAACGCCACTCGCAACAGCAGAAACTTGTTGTAAAGACATCTTCATTTCTTCTACACCAGTGGCAGAAGCATTTGCCGCACCAGCTAGAATGTTTGCCGCATCCGCCACGCTTAAATTATCATCCTTAAATGCGTTTAAAACTGTAGCCGCGATTTCTGCCGCTGAAGCTAAATCTAACTCACCCGCTGTTGCTAATGAAAGCGCACCTGAAAGCCCGCCATTGATAACATCTTTTACTGAAAGACCTGCCTTTAAAAGTTCTTCTTGCGCCTGTGCGGCTTCTAAGGCGGAGTATTTCGTATCTGCACCTTGTTGAATAGCTAGTTCTCTCAATGCATCTTTGTATTGATTTACCTCGCCAGGGGACATAACAGAAAGAGTATTCGACATTTGTTGTTCAAAATCAGCCGCTTTTTTGGTAGCAAAACCTAAACCAAGCGCAACTGGAGCCATATACAAACTTCCTTTTTTCCCGAAGGCGACAAGCTTATCACCTGTTTCATTTAACTTTTTTTGATACTTGTCTAAATCTTGAGACACCGTCCCCCACGGTGAACTTTTAACAGCTTGCTCTCTCTTGAATTTCTTATAAGATTCTGTCGTAGTATCAATCTTTCTTTGCAAATTATTGTAATTTGCAACTTCATTGTTTACTGCTTTTTGTCCAGCTGATAAAGCTTTTGGCATTTGTTGTAGTTCTTTGTTAAGTTTGTTATACGCTTTTTGATTTGAGTTGACTTCTTTTTCCGCTTCTTTTAATTCTTTTTCAGTTGCATTACCAGATTTAGAAAGCTGTTCAAAACGTTTTTTTGACTCAGTCAACGATTTATTAGACTCTTTCAACTCTCCATTTAAAGAAGCATTTCGTTTTTCTAAATCTTTAAAATCGTTTTTAGTTTGAGAAACCATTTTGCTCTGAACAGATAACTTTTTATTAAGTCCATCCAGTTCTGTTTCATATCGAGATAAGGTTTTTTCTCCTTTGCCAAATGCCGAAAGATTTGCTTTCATTTCGCTATTCACAGAACCGAGGGTCCTTTTCAACCCTTTCATTCCCTCGTCCACTCTAGTAGCATCTAGGTCTAGGTTAATCGACAATCCTTGAAGTTTATTCATTATTTACCCCCTTCCTCGATTGACATCTTGATATTGTGATACAAAGTCAACAAGTGAAACTTTGTTATTTTCTGATTTTGCTTCTTCTTTTTCGATTATCAGACGACATAACTTTTTGTATTCTTGATCGTCCGTTTCTCGAATTGTCCAGCCATACTCTTTCATGCAGTAACGCCTAATTGCATCGAGATCGGACAAAAACTCGGTAAGCGTTATTACTTTGCTTCTTCGCCTTCGTCATCTTCAACATCATATTCTTCTGGTGAAATTTCTCGAAAGACAGACACCAAAGTATCGTTTAATTTTTTGGAAGGAATATTTTTTTTAAGAAAATCTACGCTCAAATTCTTATCGTTAAATAATTTAACTATGAATTTTAACTGCATTTCTAGAATCATCGTTTTTTTAGGATTATCAGAAGTGTTAATGTATTCTCTAATTTTTTCTTGCATTTTCCAGTAGTCTTCTAATTCAATTACAGAGGTATCTCCTCTCTCATAAAGCTCTTTCTTTTCTGTTTCTTTGTTAAAAATTTCTAATTTAATCATGTTTTCTCCACCTTTTTTATAATTTTTGTCAATAAAAAAAGAGTAGGAGTTCACCTACTCTTAAAATATTTTATCCTTCGGGTACTGCTGGTGTTTCAACAAAGCCAGGAAAAGCCATTTTATTAATTTTATCTCGGAATTCTTCGCCCACAGCCATAGCAAAAACGTCCCCAGCGTCATTATAAACAAATTCGCCAGTGAGACTAGTTGCTTCTGGTTCCTTTGGTTTATCCTCAGATGTGTTTAATTTAACGTCATCTTGTCCATATTTCCCTTTTAGTAAAGCAAAGAATACCGGTTCCCCTCGCAATGTTTCACTTTCCATCACGCATGAAGCGTATGGTGGATTAGTGTTTTTCCCAACAGTTACAATACCATCTGCGTTCTTTTGACGACCTAATAACTCTTGTCCTAATTCGAAAGGTAGTTCCATAATACTAATCGTTTGCTTAACATCACCAGAACCTTTTTTGGAAATGTAGTACGGACCATTGGATGCAAAAACTTTAATAGCCTCTGCATCAAGACCAGAAATATCCGCTTCGACCGTACCACCTTTTTTATTCTTACCATTTACTTCTACTTTTTTTGTTACTTTTTCGTCTTTTTCATCAAAAATACCGAAAGTCGCTTTTTCAAATCCGATCGTTGTAATCATTTATTTCACTCCTATTATTTTTATTGATATAGCTTATATGGCAATCCACTGTATTTTCGTGCATCTACAAATTGACCTGTTTCTGGGAAATATTCATCCAATCCACCAGCGAGTTGCCCAAAACCTATTTGTTTCATTTCTTTTCTAACTTCTTCTTGTATTTGTTTAACAGTTAATCTATCGTCAGATTGTACATCGATTTGTACTAAAAAATCTTCCCACATAGCCTCGTTACTAGAAAAATTAGTTGGTACTGGAACATCTAAAGGAATGATTAACAAGAAAGTTTTGTTAGAATCACCCGTGCTTGGAAAATCATAATATTTTATTCTCTCTTCGCAAGTAGTGTGAATGATATCGTTTTTACTTAATGTCGTATATATGATGTTCAAAATATCAATCATAATTTAACACCTATTTTCTTCTGTACAATTTGCCTGTAAGCTCTCTCTGATATTCTTAGTGATCTCGCAATACTACCTGTTCCTGATGGTGTGATTTTTTTACCATTCCTTGTATAACCATATTCGTTGAGATGAATTATTTTGTACCTGTCTTTAGGACCTTTCCAGTCAATCTTTATACTTCTTACCCCTTTGTCATACGAAGGTTTTTCTATATTAATCTCATCAATCGATGCACCTGTGTCTTTAAATTGAACAAATTCACTTTTAAGTGTTTTTGCAACAAGGGCTGCGCCTGCAATTAGAGCAGGGTCTACTAATTGTGGCAAGTTTTCTCGTCCAAATAAATTAACTAACTGTCTTTCCAACTCTTCTACTCCAGTAACTTCTACACTCATGTTTGAACCCCCAGAAGCACATTTACAAAGCTATTACTTTGCAAGTCTGGGCTAACATCAATCACATTAAATCTTTTGTCTAAATAGCGATAATCTAATATTTCTACATAATGTTTGTTACTAACTGTATACTCACCTTTAGTATCTCGAATATTAATTGTGACAGCTTCTTTTGTTCCCGTGCCATGCAAAATTTCTAAATCTTTCATGGATGGTTTATAAACTTCTGCAAAACATTCGAATAGAATTACTTTTTCTATTTCACCTGGTTCAGGACCATTTACCGGCTGATATTCAAAAAAAACAACCGGAGTGCGTAAATCGCCACTCTGAACTTTTTGAGGTTTAAACTGAAACTTCATCAGATTCACCACTTTCAACTAAATAGAGAGAGAACCCTAAGCTAGTTATTTGTGATTGAAAGTTTTCATTAAAGAATTCTATCGAATCATTATACGCGTATCTAGTACGCTCAATGACCAATTCTCTTGCCATAAAGTGTTCATCTACATTAAACAGCCCGCATTTTTCTTGTAAATCAGCAATAGAAAAAGATAGCAACTCTTTTAGATTGCTATCTTCGCTATTGTGAGAAATATGCATACGCTCTTTAAATTTTTTAAGAAGGTCATCTGATACTTCCATGTACAGCACCTACTTTTTTTTATCTTTTTTTGGTTCATCCAGTCGTTTTAAAAAAGAAACTCCCAAATTGTCAGCGACTTCATCTGCACGTTTTACAGTCAATTCAATTTCGATTCCTTTTTCATATACTTCTTTTGTTTCTTTGTCTTTGAATTTCTTTAATACTTCAAATTTAGCCATTTACAATCACCCTTCCGGAGTTTGATCTGTTGGTTTGATATTTAATGTCCACACAGCTGCAGCTTTTTCGTCTTTAGCTTTACCATACGCAAATTGTTTTGCAGCATACAAGTTAAGATCTTCAAATGCAAGCGTTTGGTCAAAAGTAGAAATATTCAAGGCTCCACCAATAAGTGCATCATAACGTTTTGCTACATAAGAAATAGCTTTCTTTTCTGGAACGAATAATGATTCAATGATATTTAAATTGTAAGGCAAGGCAGTCACATACACTCCGTTTGCATTTAAGCTTGTGTACTGTTTTTTAACGTCCCAAGCATCTGTAGGATTGACTAGTAACGTAACTTCACCAGCTACATTTAGCGGCTTGCCATTTTCTTTTACGGAATGATATTTATATACATCTGTTAATTCATTAACAGTTACCTTAGAGCTAGCAAATGTCAGTGTTCCGGATGCAACTTTTTCTGGATATACACCATCTACTACGTTAGTCCCTTTTCCAACTTTGCGAGTTAGACCAACAGGCTTATCTTTACCATCACCAATAATAAACGCGCTTTCTAACGCCACTGCGAACGCTTCTTCAATTTGAGTAACTACAAAACGTTTCACCCATACAGGTCCAAAATTTTCAAGGTCTTTAGGAACTACTACAAAAGCGGTTAATTTATTCTGGATAGATTCTTCTTCACTGAATGTAGCATCCAATTGTCCTTTGATTTCACCAAAGATTTTGCCCCATACAGCAAGGCCACTAGTTTCGGATTTTAAGAACTTAGTACGTAAACCAGTCGTGCGCATTCCAATAGATGCAAGGAAAGGATGTTCAGTTGTTAAATCTTCAAAGATTTCATCAACGACTGTTTGTGGTAGCAATGTTTCTTCTTTGTAACCAACTTCTTTATTAATATCATTGAAGAATTTAATTTCTTCATTCGTGATATTTTTGTCTGTTCGGCTAGCTGAAATATACTGGTCTGCCTCTTGACGTGCTTCTTTTTTTGCTTGGTCCATAATATCAGCAGCCATCGCATCTACCATTTCCACATAAGCCTTGTTTTGAATTTCTTGTGTCTCTTCGTTTTTAACAGCATTGACAAAAGCTGTTCGTTTTTCCTCATAATTTACAAGGTTGTTTTTTAATTTGATAGTCATAATTTATTTCCTCCTATTTTTGGGTATTAAAAAAGAAACCGTTTTAGCCCATTCATTTCTGGCTCTTCTGGTTTCTTTTCCTGTTCAGTGATATGTTGATCCAAAGTTTTCCCATCAAGTATCACTTCATTTTTTAATTTTGCAATTGCATCTTCTACAATGCTTTGAATTTGTTCCACTGATAAAGATACTTCTAAAATTGATTGTTTACCATTAGTATCTTTCAGTCCCCTAACTTTATCTAATGTAGCTTGTGGTAACATGCCGCCTGTACTTGCTACTAATTTTGGCGTTTCGCTATTTTCTTGGAACATCACACCATCTGCTAATCCTAGTTCTACAGCCTGTTGAGAATTTAGCCATGTTTCTTCTCCCATCATATTTAACAGTTCTTCTAATGTTTTTCCCGTTTTCAGCTGATAAGCATTAGCAATGGATATATTAGCATTTTGAGCAATTTCAGAGGCTTTTTTTAACTCTCTATAATCACCTCTCCCACCATACTGAACATTGTGAATCATCATTTGACCAGTTGGAGAAATTAATACTTCATTTCCAGCCATCGCAATTACAGATGCTGCACTTGCCGCCATTCCAACAATTTTTACAACTACATTGCCATTGTATGATTTTAATGCTGTATAAATTTCACTACCAGCAAACACATCTCCACCATTGCTATTTATCCAAACTTCAACTTCACCTGACGCATTTACCAAGGCTTCATTGATATCATTTGCACACGTAGCTTCCATATCCAGCCAATCATAAATCCATTTGTCATCATTTCCAATAATAGGACCTTTGACTTCAATTTTCGTCATTCGTTCTCACCTCCTTCATCAGCTGACTGATAGTTTTTAGTAATTAAATATTTATCTAATTCCGGATTATCTACTCGTTCAGCGCCCAATAATTCTCGAACTTCATTACGATTAAATGAACCAGAAGCAACCAACTTATCTACAGCTTCTGCATTTTCTATAATGTCTTTTTTGTGTATGATTTTGATATGTTCACCTGCTAAAAACTCGCTGGAAGTAAATAATTTAGCGTTTAATTCGTCTTCTAGCTTTTTAGTGAGTGGATCAATACAATATTCCATATAAGCTTTCATATTGTTACTCAAGTCTGCCATATCACCATGCAATAAAGATGATGGAATGCCGAGAATACTAGCCACATAGTCAATCATTTCTTTACGTAACTTCTTAACTTCATCAAAACTTTGACTATTATTCACGCTTGTTGTTCCGAATTCTTCATAATTGAAGCCTTCCAATTGAGGAACAATCGCAATTTCGTTGTTGCTAAACGAGGCGTAGACTTTGTCAATGTATTCTTGTAGCTTTATTTGTTTATCTTTATCTGCAACGCCTGCCATTTTGAAGTTGACAGCTCCACGAATTTGAAAGTTGCGCATTTGTGCGCGAATCATTTTTCCAAACAACTCTCCATAATCCTCGAACATCCCATTCGTGAATGCCGACAATCGTTCATTTCCATATTCTAAGAAAATAACATCATCCATGCTGAACTTTCGCTCGTAACAATAATTTTTCACTGTAACTCCTTCGAAAACGTCTGGAAATAACGCAAACTCGTTTCTCACATAACTATCAGCAATTAAAAAATCGTCTGTATCTGAAAGGACAATTAAGCACTCATTATCATAAATTAGCTTATAAATCACTTTCTCCCAAAATGAGCTTGAACTCATATCTGTATTTGGACGAATGTTTAACTTATAATACAATTTATCCCGCACGCTAATTTCTCCATTTTTTAACCTAAAATCAGATTTTGCAATGGTTCTCGCGATATGTTTTACACATGTATTTAAAGCCATTTTCTTTAAATATACTTTTGTAGTTTTGTCCTCTAAAAAGTCTAAATCCCACATCCACTCAATTTCTTTGTTTCTTTTAAACAGTTCTGTAAAGAGTCCCAATTTATCACCTCCTAAAACGCAATCGCGTTAAGCATGTTCAATACCTCTTCTACATCAATATCTTCTATTTCATCCGCACGCCAAAGGGCATGGACAAAAGCCTGAAATCCATCAGTTTTACGTCTATGCTCGTCTTTTTTAAGATACTCTTTATTTCCATCCGGTTTGATTTTCACTGCAACATTATTTGTATACCAACGCATTAACGGATTATCTCCAAATACAATGCGATGATTAGCAAATAGTGTTTCAATTCGCGGAGCTAGCAAACTATGAGCTGCACGTGGATTTCTAATAATCTCCAGTTCAAATCCTTCTGCTTCAAACAATGGTCGCATCAGGTCCATTCGGAAATTATCTCCAATTACTTTTTGAATACCGTATCTTTCTCGCATTTCAACAAACCAATTGACAACATGACGGGGGTCGATTGTAGGTTCATCAACAATTGTCAGTAATCCCTGTTTTTCCCATTCTTTGATAGGTGGTTTAAGGTTTGCAACATCCAAATATCCTTTTCTAGCAAAAGAATGGGTTTTCCAAATGTAATCGTCACCTACACGAAACAGCAATCCAACAGCCGCAAAGTCCTTAACGCTTGCATAGTCGAACGCACCAATACAAGCTCGGTTTTGCAGTTCTGGCATTTCCCGGTTAGTTGCGAGAATGTCTTTCCAAGGGGCTACTACCTTTTCCAAATCTACTTCTGGAAGGTTCATTCGCTTAGTCATGAACGCTTCTCTACCGCTAGGATTATTTGTTAATGCCTCATATTGTTTTCTAACTTTATTTAGTAAGCGTTTAGAACGAGGACTTAAAGGCTTTTCAAAAGCAGGATTTGCTTTTTCCCACATAGCTTCATTCTTAACTTCCTCTGGATCATCTAGCTTACAAATAAAAGGAAACATGCGGTCGTTAAGATTTTCACCACTTAAAATTGCTTTACTACGTTCTTCCAACTTGTCATAAAATCCCGCTCTCACAAATCCATTGGTGCCAATAAAAAATTCTCTGGGATTTGCGACTTTGCCAAGTCCTCCAGAGAATACATCAATTATTTGTCTATCTTCATATTCATGTGTTTCATCATAAATAACACAGCCTTCACGACCACCATCTTTAGTTTTTGCATTTGACGTTTGAAATTTAAAAACACTGTTGGTTCCTTTGCCAACAATCTGTGCTTTCCACGCGTCAAAGCTGCCTTCCAATTTAGGATTTCCTTCTATTGTATTAAATACTTCTTTAAAACTAACTTTCGCTTGGTCTTCAGAATTCGCTACTACCGAAACATCGTAATTGTTAATCCCATGTAGCGGACTTATAAAATAATTTGATAATGTACTTATAAACCCGTTCTTACCGCCACCGCGACCAAGGGTTATAAAGAACTCTTCATAAAAAAGTTCATCGTCTTCTTTAAAATATAAAAAAATAAATGGTGCAATAAACTTTTCCCAGTTGTCCAAAGGGAAGTACCATTTTTCACTAAAAGCAATATAATTTTCTATCTGTGTCTCATCAAAATATATATCATCTCTACTTAGAACATGTTCTTGCAAGTAATTTATTAGATCGATTCGCTCTTTATTGAGTAGTATTTTTCCACTTTTATACGACTGTATATAGTTATCAACGTGTTTATTTGATATCATATCAAGTCACTACCATCTTGATTATCATTTTCGCCTTTGAATATAAAAGAACGTTCAATAGATAATAATGAAGTGTTGATTCGATTTTTTTCTTGTATTGCTGGATTAGTTTTCGTGAATTTTTGCGAGCCGTTTTCAGTAACAACAACAGCTCCATCCATTTCAATGCTTTTGTCTAACTCGTAATATATACGTATTAAATTAATATAACGATTAACTTTTTCGAGTTCTTTCTGACTAGTAGTATCAATATTTGATAACAATTCTTTTTCCAATTTCTTTATGTTATATTCCACTTTTAACCCTCCCTCCTTCATGAGACTTTTTAATATTTCTGTGGAGAAGACCCCCACACCGTTCCCCAGAGCCAAATTAAAGTGCAAACCTTTGACCCGGGGGTATCACCAACGTTCGTCGTTCACCCATTTATTTATTTTCCTTCTAAATTGAAAGCGATTATGTTTTTTGTTATGACATTTTACACACAGAGTAGTGAGATTATCTATATCAAGCGCAAGTTCTGGATGGTGTTCTAAATCCTTGATATGGTCCACATCGAGTCTTTTATGCTTGTCTGGTTCATGATAATCAGTAAACACCTTTCCTTGCCTCTTACACTCTTGACACTCATAGTTATCACGCTTTAATACTTCTTTACGTATGCTTGCCCATTCCTTTGACTTATAGAATGTATGACGTTCTGCTTGTGTTAGCATTAATCCACCCCTATATAAAAGCCCAACACGCAATGTGCTGGACTTCATTGTTCTATGTATCCGTAGTTATGAGACCTGAATACTTCTACGGTAGTATTCGTCAATACTTTGTATTTCATCCAGTCGAATCCGGAATGAATTTCCGTCACTAGACACAGGACCCGTTCCACATTGTCAAGAGGTGTGTGTGGTTTAATATATACTCGGCAAGGATTTGCACCTTACATGAACTAATTAGTTTGTTTGTTTTACAGGAGTTTTAAGCTAAGAAACGTATGTCTTAGCCACATTAGTTCTATCCTGTGCTTCGTCTACCTATTCCGCCACGAGTATTGAGATTGAACAAGAAGGTGTCTCTTGTTGGGACTAGTGAGGTTGGAATGAGATGCGTCTCCCATCAAGACCAACGATCAGATACAAAGCCTCTGCCAGGCAACATAGCAACCTCCTGCTATGTCATCATAAGATTATAAACGAGAAGTGAAGTGCAGACTTAATATATTATTTTATTTGTAATCATCTTCACTTCTCTACTCTATCATTTTACTTCATAAAAACAGTTCAAAACGGGCGTTAAACGGGCAATATATTTTAATATCCTAATCTTTCAGCTATTGAAAGGATGATTGTTTTGTTTCTTCTTCTAGCTGTACTCTCGTCCATATTCAACTTACTGGCAATCCATACCCAAGTTGGTTTGCTTCTGTCCCAGTATCTAAACTGAATCAATTGTTTATCCTCATCATTTAATCTATTAAGTACAGACTCAATTGCATTTATAATATTCTTTAATCTACTTATTTCTTTATCCATTTGCAGTAACATCACACGATCTTCCACTTCATTACTAATATTCCCCGCACTGCCACCACCTTGGTTCTCGTCAATGTATTCTCTATGCCAAGCGCCCAGTGTTACATTAACTTCCTTTTCCATCAATTCTTTTTTAGTAGAATGATAAAATTTTAATTCATCTTCAATAAGTTTATATTGTGCTTTACGTAATCGCTTTGACATTTAATCACTCTCCTAATAAAATTCTATCTCACACGTTTTGCCTAGTCTTTGTTCAATTAGTTTTTTCAGTTCTTCCTTGTTGACATGCGCCGTGTAATACTCTTCATTTTGATTTCCAAATATCGTTGTGAAGTTAGTAAACTTTTTTAGAAATTCCTTAGCATCTTTTTCGTATTTATCATTTTCAAACATTTTTAACCTTTCATATTTATCTAAACTGATATTTACATATTCCTCCATTGTCAACCAGCCCCATTTTTTTATATTTTAGCAATACTTGTAAAGGCGAAGAGTCACTTGTCATTTACGACTCCCATTCATATCCTCAACCATGACAAGAGAAATGATTAATAGTAAAATAAATTCTGCTTCTGCAAGACTAAGAAAGCCGAAAGCGCGCAATAATACGGTAATGAAAATCATAGAAAAATAAAACGAACTTAATGTTTTAAACATTCAATCACTCTCCTCTCATTCAACTTAGCTAGTCTTCTGCGACTATTTGACTTACATACTTTTTAACTGTTATATAAGAACTCACAAGTAAAGCCCCTACGACTACCGTTTCTATAGACCAAATAGTCAATGTACTAATTTTAATAAATAACGTAAATGAATTACTCCAAATCAGATGTGCCCAAACACCCATAATTGGTATCACTATACTAAAAAGCCACAATAGTAAATACACCAGCATTGCCTCGATTATATTCTTTGCCTTTGTTCTTAATCTATCTTTTTCAAACCGATTCATTTACAATCACTCTCCATCCATTCAATCAAATCATTCAAATAGAATTGCGCTTTCTTTAAATCCTCAATGCCATTCTTGTGCTCGTATCTTGAAACATATTTAAGTATGTTTCCTACAGCATATGACGGATAATCCTTTACTTTTGCTTTAATGTAGTCAAGTGTTTCAATACCGCCTGCTGTGTAATGTGATGGGTTGTTTACGTTGTCAGTATTTTGTTTTTTCATAGATACTCCATTGGATGCAAATGCTTTCATGGCATTTGCGGTGTTATCAAACCACTTTGAAACTTCGTCTTGTTTCACTTTGTATTTTTCGATTGGTGTGTTGGGGTGTAAATATTTAGCATAAGAAAGACTCCCACAACTTGCTCCTTCTTCCTCTATATGCACAACAGTATTTTGCTTATTCCGTTCCCAAAGCTCCGAGTCATATGACGGAATAACCTCTCCGAAAAACCACGTCCATCCCTCATTTTTCAATTCTTCCAATAAAGCATCAAAATCTTCTTGTGTTTCTGTGTGATATATTTTCATTCGTTTTTCCTCCTTGTTTAATGGAATTGTCGCATCAAGACTCATAGCTTCAATGTACATCCTTGATTAAATTTCCATCTGTTTATAAATTTTTGAATATGACTGAACATTGTTATCTCTCCACGGTTTTCAAAATCACTCGGTTACAAAACCTATTTTGTAACCTGTAACCGTCAAACCCACTCTCCCAGAACGCAGTTACAGGTTACAAAAAAAACGGCGAAAAAGTTTTTATTTTCGTATACAGTTCTTAAATATAAATTAAATATAATACTTTTTATTAAGAAAAAAATGTAACTTGTAACTTTTACGTGTCTTGCTACTGGTACTATGCGATTTTGGGAGGTTACATTTTTTGCTTCGGGTTACATTTTTCTGTAACCAATTGTCAGAATATTACTCGTATTCCGCACAATTAACACTTCTGATAAATCCTTGCAGTCTTCCCATTTATTTTGACTGCCTTGGTCTCTAAATTCATCACATCTTTAATCGTCGCTCTTCATTTTTTACCACTCCTCTACTTTTTTATAAATATCAAAAGGTTCTATTTCTTTTTCCAGCGCATTATGCTTCACATAGATAACGGCATACTCTTTTAACGCCTCAATAATATCAAAATCTATTTCGTCCTTTAGTTGTTCTAAAAGCCAATCTGGAAAATCAACATTCATATACTCCCTAACATCGCATTTACTGTTTGTAATATCTCTTAGCTTCATTTTACCCCTCCTCCACAATTCGCACGGCTTCTGCAGCACTTCTTGCTACTCCACAGATGGCCGGTGTAATTTGCATAGCTTGCTGAAAATGTTCCTGTTCTTTTCGCAACTTGCCTATCTCGTTTTTCACTTCAATAAAAAATGCTTTCCCGTCTGATCCACGGAATCCGAACAAGTCCGGAAATCCTTTTGGCAATCCTGTATCAAAAATTCGTCCATTTGGTAATTTAACTTTGCCAACATTAGCACGGAAAACGTAATGCCCATGGCGGGAAAGTTCTAAACGTATAGAATTCTGTATATCCATTTCTGCTGTCATTTAATCACTCCTTTGGTCAAATTGGTGAAAAAGGTGGATAGTTGGTGGATAGTTGAAACAAACCCTCCACCTCTGAAATCCATTGGTATCACTACCTTTATAACTACTTCTTTTTTAAAAGGTGGATAGTTGGTAGTAAAATAGGAAAAGTATTACTAGGAGGAAAAAAGTAGAAGGTTTATGGAAAAACACCCAAACTATCCACCTCCTAAGAAATTAAGTAGCCAAAACCATTGCGCCTCTAAGGCTAAAGGAGGGTGGATAGTTGAAACAAACCCTCCACCTCTTTTAAAAATTTAAGTTCAAATTATAATAATCGTCATTTAAAGTAATGCCCTCATATACATTTGCGGTTTTAGTTTTTTTCTTAGTAAACTTCATTCCAATTTCTTTCCCAAATTTCGTACTACTCATTAAATATTGACCGTTTTCTTTCGCCCACTCATGATATGTTTCATACATTTTTTTGGCATTTACCTTTTCGCCTTCTCTCACATCACAACAATCCTCAATAAATGCAGTGATAACGTCCATTTCTGACTTGTATTCGGAGCTTGCATTTTCAACTGCTTTCGGCATTCCTAAACCTTCTCGCTGCCATTTAAGAAATCCTTCTACAGCCCAGTTTAATATCCCAGTCAATTCACTGCGAAGTTTATATTTTAGCTGTTTATCTACTTTTTCGTCAGGTATTTTTACTGTGAAAGGTACTAAATGTAATCGACGCCATATCCCATCGTCTCTCCCTCTGATGATCGGTTTGTGGTTGGTCGCCATCCATATTTTGAATTCTGGTGTAAATTCGAATTCGTCCTTATACAGGTGCCGTGCTGTTACCTTGTCGCCCCCTGTGAGCTGTTTAACCAGTCCCTCATCTAAACGCACACCTTCATTTGGTTCGGTTGTTGTAACGAACCTAGCGCCATGTAAACGGGCAATATCACTATTTGCATTACTGGATTGCTGTTTGACCATGATTGTTTGCGGCTGTATATTGGTTGCGTAAGAACCGAAAATGTCATTGATAATGTCGAGAAAAACAGACTTACCATTTCGCCCATTTCCGAAAAGAATGAACATGACTTGTTCTGATGTAGAACCTGACAATGAATAACCGACAGCTTTTTGAATATAATTGATTAACTCTTTATCACCAGCAAAAATATCCTTTAAAAACGCTTGCCAAAGTGGCGCATCAATTTTATCTGTATATTCGATGTTGCTAATTTTTGTAAACATTTTTTGCCTGTCATGATTGATAAGTTCTCCATTTTGCAAATTGATATATCCGTTTTGTGTGTTCAAAAAATATTTGTAGCGATCGAATTCATCAGGCAAAACTGGCATTAAATGTTGTGCTTCTTTTAACATATTCGTTTTACCTTTGTTGCTTCTTGTTGCTTTTAAATGTTTCATAAATGCTTTTTCTGCATCTGATTCATTTTCCATGTAAGCAAACTCACTCTTCATATCTTTGATCACATCATCAACAAGTGTTTTTACAGCGCCTATGTTGTCATATTTCCAAACTTTCGAATCGTAGAAATAGAATCCTTTGTTAATGTATGAAAAACGAACAATGTCATGAAATTTATCACGGAAACGTTCTGCATTTCCAGTATCATCTAAACCATATACTTTTCGAGCAGTTCGATTCTGATTTTTCACAGTGATCGAGTAACCTTCTAAATCACTTCCTGGTTGATAAACCTCTGACGTATTGGCAATCGCTTTATTAATAACCATTTCTCCATATAATTGCGCTCCACGTTTTTGGTCCCATTTTGTTCGATACAAACCACTTGAACGGAAAATTTCGTCCATTTTTTCTGCATTACATCCTGTCCAAAATGCCAGCATATTTGCAAAAGCTAAGTCTGCTTCGGATTGTGAGGGATATAATCCATCCCATAATCCGTCGTAAAGTGTTTTAAATTGTGCGCCTTGTTTACTTCGTTCAGCACGTTGAATAATATCACTTACAGGCAAATCAACTGTAGATTGTAAATTATTTATTTGTCTTACTTCATTAGTCCCAATGTATTTCGTATGCAAATATTGTATTGCCGTTGTCGCTTCATTGACTTGTCTGTAGTTATCAATTACTTGACCTGTCATAACGAAAAATCGACCGTCCGGGTACATTTCAATGTTTCCTTTACGCCGACCACCTTCCGGAAAACTTCCTTTTGCAATAATATGAATTCCTGTCCCGCTCACACTGTATTCTGTGTAACTAGACAACGTTTGAATAAATTCACCAGCAATATTTTCTGTATTACCATAAAGGTAATCTTCAATTTCATCCTTTATATCATCAATATCCACACCGAAATATGGTTTCTTAAAGTAAAAACCTAACCCATCAAATTGATATTTTTCGAGGGAATCAAGGGCAGTTTCAAAATCTGCCCATGTCCGTTCGTCTACACTATTACCGTATGAACCGTTGTTTGCGTTCATCGGTATTTTTTTGTTTTTGCCACGCTCTTCATCCCAAACAAGTTGAAAAGCGCACCATTGTTTTAATTTTTTTAATTCGTCCGGAATTTGTTCATACACGTTTGTGCGCTCCTCTCATTGTTTAGAACGGTAAATCGTTTTCACTTATTTCCACTGGTGTTGGTTCGTTTTCTTTCTTTTTAAACACATGTTGTAGAGGTCCAGTAATTTTGCTTTCAGCCCATGCTTTTACATTTAGATTTTTATAAATTTGCCCATTATATTCAGATTCTTCGTTTTTCACTGTAACTTGGCAGGTTTTAGTCAACAAGTCTTGTAGCAGTTCATTTACTGTGTTATAGTCTTTTCCATTTGGGAGTTGGATAGCTTTCGCAATTGTATTTAATGCCGTTTGACTATATTCATTTGTTGCTTTTGCTTTCCATACTCTGTGAAAAATATGCGCATTTTGAAATTTTTGATTTACATCGTTACGAATAATCAAATCAATATTAATGAACTCCGCACCATTTTTTGTTGCGTCTTCATTTGCATTATATAAAACAACCTCGTACGTACCATTTTCTACTCCATTTGTGAAAACATCATTATGATCTACTTTAAACATTTTTAAATTCCTTCTTTCGTTTTTTTATTTGATAAATCCTCGTGCTTTTCCTTGATGGAATGCCCATCCGTTTTTATAATTGTGTTCTTTTGCATATTCATATAATTCTTTCATATTCTTACATTCGCCTGGACTGCTATAATTTACTTTAAAAACGGCTTCGGTTATTTCTTGTAGCTCTGCTCCCTCATCGATTTGTATTGGTTTTACTTCCACTTTGAATTCATGTCCACAATGCTCGCATCTTTTTGCTGTCTGGCTAACTGTCATAAAACACTCTTTGCAAATTTTCACAGGTGCCTCTGCTTTTGTTGCATTACTTCCTTTACGAGGTGCTAAGGACCATGTTCGTTCCATATCTGGCAGACCGAAACGTTTTACATTACCTACATGGTCGATGATGATAGCCGTTTTATTATGTTTATAACGCATACCTCTCATGGATTGTTGAATGTACAATGATAACGATTGTGTAGGTCTTAGCATAATCACTGTAGAGCAATCCGGTACATCGAAGCCTTCACCTATAAGGTCAAGATTGCAAAGGACCTTTATTTCTCCTTCTCGAAACCGTTTTATGATGTCATCTCGAATGAGTTTAGGTGTTTTACCGTCAATATGTGCGGATGAAATGCCTACTGCATTAAAACTAGCTGCCATTTTTTCGCTTTGATATATCGAACTAGCATAAAGAATTGCCTGCTCTTCGTTAGCTAATTTTTGATAATGTTTAATCACATCCCCCCAAATCATTTTCTTATTGAATTGATCATCAAGACCTGTCATGTCAAATTCGCCAGTTCGTTTAACATTTAATGACTCTGTTTGAACAATTTCAGGAGCATAGTATTTGTAAGATGCTAAAAACTGATTTTCTATTAACCACTTCACATTCACTTTTTCGATTAATGTGTCATTTATATCACCCAGCCCACCGCCATTTATTCTTACGGGTGTTGCAGTAAATCCAACAACCTTCGCTTTAGAAAAGTGATGAATTATTTTTTTATAGCTATTTGCTAACACATGATGACTTTCATCAATTATGATTAACGAAGGCTCCGAAGTTTTGTTTAGACGTCTAACTATCGTTTGAACCATTCCCAATTTGACGTAACTCATATCCACTTCATTCATAATGAGTGTGTTTCTGATTTGGTCAATCAACTCTTTTCTGTGGACTAGGAAAAGAACATGGTTTTTATTATGTGTTGTCATACGAATTATTTCCGATAAAATAACCGATTTACCTGCACCTACCCACAGGGAGCAACGACGCACGGTCTATTATATCCCTGTAAAAAAGCCCCCTTTACATCATTTATAATTTCTTGTTGATATTCTCTAAGCTTTAGCATCAATATCACCGATTTTGAATAGATCTTCTTGTAAGGCGAATTCTCTATTATCTAACTGGTTTTTTGCAAAATTACCATTATTCTCTGTGAGTAGAAAGCCTCGTTGTCCAGTTTCAGGATTTCGTATTAATCTCGCAACAACTGGAACAATTCCCATCACATGATTAACTACTTTTTCTCTAATATCCGGTAAAAACTGATTATAAAGTTGACCACTTTCTAATTGAATTTGTCGTGTATTTTCCCATGCGGTATAAACAATATTTGTGTTTGCTAAGTTATTAAATACGGAAATCATATCAATTAAATTTGTATCAAATATCCCATAATGTTGTAACTCCGGTTGCCCTGATTTAGTATTTCTTCCATTGAACATTAACCACAGTTTTTGATAATGACTCAAATTATCAATTACTACATTGTCGTATTCATCCGCGTGTGTTTTTGCATATCCATAAAAATCTGCCATGTCTTGCACGGGATTACGAGGATTCAATGTTGCAATTGTGATATCAGGCAACCCGCTTAAAACTTTTGACGTGCCATCGCAATCTAACATTAATGTTTTACCTTTTAAGTATTTAATTGTAGTTGTTTTACCTGCACCTGGTTTGGCATAAATCATAATATTAAAATACTCTGACCTCTTCATTTCTTCCGATTGAATAAATTCCAACAAAACCCCTCCTCATCTTATTTGCAATCTTTCTGTTTGAATAATTTTCGCACCTGGTACCTCAATACCTTTCTTCAAATCATCGCCTAATTTTGTTTTATCTAATTTTTTTGGTTGTTCAATCAGGTAATTCAGCAGTTTGCTTTCGTCTTCTACAATGAGGCTTGGCGGGTTCTTCCGGATATCTAATGTGAATAAGTTTGTTTTAATTTTTTGCTTATTGGCAGTTATCATTGCATCAAATAACGATTGTTTCAGTCGCTTCACATTATTATTAATAGTATTTTTCCGTTCAGCTAAACGCTTTGTTTCTTTTTCTAAGATTAGCGATTGACCTTCTAGCTCTTTAATAACAAATGCTACGTTTTCAGCTTTCGTTTCTAGTTCATCATCGATACTTTCAAGGGTATCTTTTAGTAATTCTGGATCAAGCTGTTCTGCTAAGTTCAAGAGTTGTTGGTATTTATCTTGGATCGAATATAAGGTTGTCATGTTAGTTATCCCCTTTCAAAAATGCTGTTGCTGTTATTTTGTCTTTTGATGCAGAATACCACTTCACATTGTTTCTTTCGTCAAATTGTGGCTTATTTACATTAGATACAAACAACTTAGCTTTATCTATATCTGCATTATATATACTAAAACTTACTGCATCTGATTGGTCATATAGCTCATTTATTAATTTAACATCACTATTCACTTTCACTTTCTTGACTTGAGTTGCTGGTATGTTAAAGGATGAAAATCCGTCTTCATCTTCAACAGTTAGCAGACCACCATTATTCATCAGAACATGAAACTGCTCACCATCAACACACAATTCAGCTACACCCGTTCTATCCTGTACCTCTACTTTATCACCAGCTACAATACTCATTTAATCGCCTCCAGTTCGTTTTTATAGTCCCACATATCTTGCGATAATTTATCAAGACCAATTGCGAATCTTTCAAGGTCCTTTGGTGTTTTAATAATTGATTTACTCAATTCTTTGCTTTTTCTGTGAAGTAAACTGTTTGCTTCGTTTATGATGATTTGTTTTGTCATTTTGCACCCCCAATTTAGTAGTGTCAAAATCTAGAACCATAGGTGCACTTGATTTTGGTTTGCTTGATGCGTCAATATGAGATACATCGAAACCTAATTCTTTAAGTAGTTTATAACCTTTTGCAGGTGAGTTGGCTTTGATTGTCGCAGTCAGGCGTTGAAATTCGGCTAGTCTAGAAATCCATTCTTTGTCGTTATTGTAGTCTAATTCTTTTACTTCCGGAGTGAATATCTTGATTTTGCCATTCCGCCAAACGTTACGACCCAAGTTTTGTTTTAACGCGTCCACATCGTCGAACCAGTCTAAGTTGTCAATAGTGTGGACAGGTGTGTAATAAGATTGTATTTTAGGTTCTAACAAGGAAGCTGTTTTCTTGATTTCTTGTAATTGTTTAACAAATAATTCTAGTGTTTCGTCTAACTCCTCGTTTTCATAAAAGGCGTTAATAGCGTCCGTTTTGATTTGTCGTTCTTTTTCAAGATATTCTGTTCTGATTTCTGATTCCTTTTTGCTGATCACTGCGTATAATTCGCTTTTTAAAATTGCCATTTTATATTCCTCCTAATAAATTAAATAATAAATAGTCAGTGTCAAGGTCAAGATGATTAGCTAAGTCATTTGCGCTAGTCATTCGTCATCCTCCTTCTTCAACGTCTCCGCCGATGTTGTACCATGCTTTACACGCTGCACATTGGACATATACTGGTCGATTAATCTTTATACACTCGAGCACTTTTCGCGCGCTAATACTTATATTTAGTTCTCCGCACTCTGGACAAAAAGAAGTTGCATCATCGTCATTATCTGTAAAATAGAATCCAGCTCTTTTCATTCCACCACCGCTTTCAAACTTTTAATTATTTTTAGTATCAACACTAGTACTACTCGTTTTAAACGCCTTTGCAGAAAGGAATAGGTTTCGTGTTGTCGGTACTTCATTCCTCCGCCATCTCCTCAATAAAAGACGGAATTTCTTCGGAGATAACAATTCTCCTATCATCTTCCAACTTGATAATATAGTTTCCTGTGCTTTCCGTGATTGGATTAGGCAGTATATATTCAATGCTGATTACATTTACATTCATTTCTCCGTTATACCATTCATCACCATGTTGTCCACCTGCTGGTGGTTTACCTATTGAAAATCTCGTATTATCGTAAGGCAATCCACTGCGCCAACTTAGGATGTTTCTCGGTTTAAATGTCGTCATTCCATCACCTCTTCTAATATTTCTTCTGGGGTATCACAACCATTAATTAGCGTCTCTCTACCGAACCTATCATCAAAAGTACAGAAGATTTTTCCAAAGACATCATCAACTTTATACAAACGCTCTAAAGCGTTCGGAACGTTGTAATATGAACTGTTATCTTCCCAGAGTTCATTGTTTAAAATGATATATTTATCACCTACGACATTTCCGCCTATTAGAAGTATTTTTCTTATAACTTCCGTATTTTCCGCTTTTGTATAGCTTTGAATGCCTTCCACAAGCGCTTCATAATCATAACTGTATAAATCAATACTCACTCCCATTTATTCCGCCACCTCTTTCAAACTTTTAATAATTTTAAGTATTAACACGCGTACCGAACGTTTTAAACGCCTTAGCTGAAAGGAATGAGTTTGATGTTTTCGGTACTTCATTCCTTTGCCTCCCTCAAAATAAAATCAATCACTCTGTAATATCTTTTTTTAAGTTTTTCGTTATACTTATGCGTTTGTTCAACAGACGCTTTAAGCTCATCTAATGTTCCTTGAAAACAGCCTGTTGTCCATATGTCTAATTCTTTAATATATGCTATTTGGTTGTTTCGTCTACTGGTATCTACTTGTACGCAGATAACTGTTAAGCCTTCTACATGTTGCCAGTTTACCCAATTTAAATTTGCGTCACTTAAATCTACACCTCTGAAATTTGCATTACTTAAATTGACATTACTTAAATCTGCATTACTTAAATTTGCATAACTTAAATCTGCAATACTTAAATTTGCATAACTTAAATCTGCAAATCTTAAATCTGCACCTCTTAAATCTGCAAATCTTAAATTTGCACCTCTTAAATTTGCATTACTTAAATCTGCACCCCTTAAATATGCAAGTCTTAAATTTGCAAATCTTAAATTTGTGTTTTTTAAGTCAATATTACTTAAATTCGCTCTCTCGCCACCTTCGTTGAGGAGCCATTTCCCATGATTCTCTAATATGATGTCTAACTCTTCTTGTTTCATTCCGTTCCCTCCTACATCTATATCTCAGTAACATTCCCAGTAACCAGATATGCAGCTTTTTTGGCTGTCTCGAACTCTTCAAACTCAATATAATTCTTATTTTTACTATCAAAAGACCAGTTTAGTGAATTTCCTGGATTCATTGTAATACTACGTAATCGATAACCGTTTTCGTTTTCTACTACCCAAACTGGCTCTTTCTCGACTTCGTAGCCGTCCAACCATGCGCGGGCGAGTAGTTCTTGATTATCAGCTGATGAAATTAACCATTCGTACATTTCATCAGGTATACCTGCATTGCCATATTCTAACAAACAAGCTAAATCGTATTCTCTTTGTTTACAGTGTTTTATCCAATCCGCGGCAAACCGAGGAACGGCTATCAATTCCGGCTCTTTTACCTTAACGACATCCTCTAATTTCCGGAAAAACCAACTTAAATCTGAAACTTTCAGGTCTACCCAACCAACATCGTTGTTAACACGTTTTATTGTGCCAATGATAAGTTCATTATTTTCTATAAATTGCACTTTATCGCCTTCTTTAAATCTCATGCTTGTTCCTCCTTGATTTTTTAGAGTTAATATAATGCGAATAGGTCGCATCTGCTTCTTTTCGCCAACCGTTCATCTCGTTCTTTGATTCCCTTCTATAATTGATTTTGTGACTTCTTATATAGTTTTTAACTAAGCAATAAGACAAATTCATTTCTGCTGAAATCTCTTTGATTGTGTACCCTTGATTTCCAAGATGACGAATCATTTTGTCATCTTCTTTAGACATGTGTTTGTTTGTCAGTCCCAACAGTACCTTTCTTCCTGATACAGATGCTTTCGTTCTTCTTAATCGTTCAGCGAATTGGTCATTCGACATAATAATATAATTATTTTTTAGTAACTCATCTTCTTTTTTGGTCCATGGCCGTCTGATATAAGCTACCGAAGAATCTCTTTTTCTTAACTTCACTAATCTGTTTAAAACAGCCTCTTTTGTACGTCCTAAAAATTCGGCAGCATTGCCAATATTATCGTCGTTTTCATAAACAAAATACTCTAAATAAATATCATCATCTTCTGTCCAATCATAATTTTTACTTATCCCAAGTCGCGTCGCTTTGTTTTTTATTGAGTAGTACGATCGATCTAGAAAATTAGCTATTATTTCAGTGTCTACGTATTCGTAATTATTCTGCAAGACTCTAATTTCCTCATCCGTCCAATTTTTTCGCATCTAATCACCTCGCTAAGCAATCTGCATCAAAACAGATAACATTTTTTGATCATCTTTCTTTTGTAATTCGTCTAACACATGCGCATAGGTTTCTTGTGTGACACCTACGTCAGCATGTCCTAATCGTGCTGAAATCGTATGAATCGAAACACCTTCAGCAAGCAACACGCTTGCATGCGTATGCCGTAATGCGTGAAAACTAATCTGTGTAATGCCTGCCTCTTTGCATTTAGCATCTAAAAAATTGTTGATGGTTGAATTGAATTGACGTTTGTAAGTGCCGTCTTCAAATTTTTCAACGAAAATGGGTTCGTTTTCTGGTAAATCTTTTATAAGCGGTTTGAACTGTCCGACAATCTGCCAGTCTATTTTGATGGTCCTTTCTGACGACAATGTTTTTGTTTTAGCAAATCCCTTGTTATATTTGTAATCCCATGTCTTGTTGATAGATATAGTCTGTGCTGTCCAGTCAAAATCAGCAGGAGTAATGGCTAAAGCTTCGGCATAGCGCATCCCGGTCTTAGCTACGAGCATTACGAACCATCCGAAGCCAATTTGGCTCGTATCGAGTGATTGTAATAACTTCGATAACTCCTCTTTCTGTAAGAATTTCCGCTTTTTCGCTCTTGTCGGTTCTGCTCCTTTTATAACAACTCTATAAGTCGGGTCTTTATCTATTAATCCATCGTGAAACAAATCTTTAATGCACGCTTTTACATGATGATGAAAGTCTTTTACGGTCTGTTTCTCATGTGTTTCAGCATAAACATTAATAATTCGTTGATATTCTCGTCTGTCAAAATCTGAGATAAAAAGTTTTGGGCATAAATCTCGAAGTTGTTTTGCTGCATTATAGTATTTAGCTAGTGTTATTTTTGCAATTGCTCCAACTTTATACACTTCGACCCACTCTTCAAAGTAGTCACAAAATAGTATTTCTTTTTGCTTCTTAGTCATGTTCTCCCTCCTAAAAAAGTTTCAATTGTGATGCTTCTTCGTCCTCTATTTCTAACTCATTTAAATATCTATCAGCTACTGAAAGAGGGCTTTCTATATGTTCGATAACTGGTTCTAGCCATTTATGAATATTAAATTCCTTCTCTACGGTTTCACTGTGGGGCATGATGTTGAAAGAACTAAAATTTAATAAATCGTCTTTATCGTTTTGAATGAAATACACTTGTTTCGCTTCTCTTGTTAGCGCATCACCGTGAATAACTGTTGCGTTCATTCCTCTAATTAATAAATTGAAAAGAAGGAAAGGTAACGCACGATCTGATAATTCTTCACATTGATACAAATACATAGATGGTAGATAATCAAACGGCGAATATTTTAGGCAATCTTCATACCATTTGCAAATTGTTAAACTACCTGTTCCGGCAGCAACATCTAATCTTGTTCCGCCCTGACTGTCTGTTAATCCTCGTACCAGTTGTGAGGCAACATTACTTATTGCCGTTGGTGTAAAATCTTGTGCATATTTCTTTTTATTCGCATGCTCTTCTTCAAAATAAACATGAAACCAGTCTTTTTCTAAATGCGTATCATGTTGTAAAAACTGCTTAAATATCTCTTCTCGTTTTTCTCTATCAAACAAAATTTTCATTAGCGCATCTGACGCTTGATATGATTCTTTTATTCCGATTAAATTATTAATTGTTTCTGTTGTTAGTGTCATGCCTTCGCCTCATTCCTCAGTGTCGAAATCCATCATCCCAGTAATCATCAACTATCAGCGGATTTTCTACATTCATTCTCTATCATTCCTTGCAAGCAGCATTAATAGAAGTATCAAAGCAACAATCATTATTAATTCAGCCATTTAATATCAATCCACCGATTCCTACAACAAGTGCGATCAACACAGTCAAAGCTAAACAAACCAATGTGTATCTATCTGATTTTTCAATATATTCATTTCCGTTTTCATCAATACTTATTAGCCCAAAAAATCGTAATAACTTCATTTAAAAACCTCATTTCAAGAATATTTTAATCCACTCTGCTACAATATATGTGACTGATAATAATGCTCCGACTTGGAAACAAAACAGAAATACTAGTAGCTTACTTTCATGTTCATTTAAAAATTTTTTCATTCTCTTATCTCCACATCTGTGCTATAATTAATACAAATATTATTTCGTAACTCACAGTTTTAGTAAGCTCTAACTTACTATTTATAGCTGTGGGTTTTTCTTTTACCAATGCCGCTCAATCGAATTCGCAAATCTATGCTTGTACTTTGGTCTCTTCTTGTGTTTTATTTCGTGGTCTAAATGCCGAGATTGAAGCTCTGTGAGTAAATATTTACCCGTTGATTTAGGACAAAAATTTGGGTCATATTTTCGTATTTTGGCAAGTAATAGTTCGACTTCATCAATCATTTTCAGACCTCCTTATATACAAATTTTTTAATCAGCCAATCATTCGCTTTTACTGCATCAAATGCCCACGCTTCACGTTGATTTTTCGTAGCCCAATTGCTAAATTCTGCAAGCTCTGGAAAGTCTTTTATGTTATCTAACCACCAACCGTAAGTTCTTGGACTAGCTTGTGCGAATTCTTCTAATGTCCAAACACCATACAAGAAATTTATAGCTCTATGTTTGTTCTTTACAGGACGACCCATTTCATTCGCTCCTTTCGTGAATTTCCAATTCTAAAATTTCAATGATGTTTTTTCTAACTTTCGACGCTTCGCGCTTGCCGTTTATAATATCTGACAAATACGGATTGCTAATATTCAATGTCTTCGCTAAATCAGATTGTTTCATATTTATTGCTTTTAGTTTTGCGTATACTGCAACCGCAAAACGCTGATGTTCTACTGACATGTTTTTGCTCCTTTCTTGTTTTGGTTTTCACGTGATATAATTATTTTTGATTGAAGGTGATTGCAGATGACTTTTTATGATTTTTTAATAACTTATTACCTTAGCGAAAATAGTCCTTTAGGCGATCTAGCTCATGATGTTCAACTAGATGGTAATTTCCCAACAGAAAGCAAAAGCGAAGATGAAATCAGGGATTATTTTTCTAATATTGGTACTCCTGGCTTCCAAGAGGCTTTAGATGAGGCGTTAAATTATTTTAGAAGACTATGACAATTCTTTTAACTTTGCCTAGGTCAATTTCCGGTGCTCCATACTTAGCTTTAATTTCATAATTTTTGTAAAGACCGACTTCAATTTGTTGAATGTTGTTTTTTTTTCTTTTTAAATATCTTTTGTTCACCTCTCCATCACTCCTTTCTATAATTTGTTTAATAATCTTATATGCTGCGCTGAGGCTTCCAGTCTATATTTTGGGTCCACATCGGAAAACATAATCTCTTCTAAGAAGTCCAATTGACGATTGTACCGCTCTTTCTTGTTCAATTTGACAGCAGGTTCTTTTAGTACGGTGATAGTACGTTTATCTCCTTGTCCCGAAACCTCAATATCCCCTCGTGATTTCAATTTTGAAATGGTTACTTTTGCATGATTCTCTTGTATTTCACAGAAATTAGCGATATCTGAATTGGTTGCTTTAGGGTTTTCCATTAAGTAAAATATGATTTTATCGTTTAAAGTCATTATTGTTATCCTTTCTTGTTTAGTTTTTCACGTGTTATAATTTATCGTGAAAGCGAGGTGATAAAATGGATATGATATTAAAAATCTGCATTGCGGATGGAACAAGTATAGTAATAGATGGTTTTGACATTATTTCAATGTATACTTCCATTCCAAATGTAGAAGTTGAGCACAGTGGATACAGTTGGCGAGAAAACTATTATTATGATTTGTTGAATTATTTAAATGAATATAAATATTTAAGCATCAAACGACACGATTGTAATGATGAATTAAAATATAGAAACCATGATTATACTTTTCAAAATGGAGATTTTAAACACAACACACCATTGTTTTTAAAAACCTCAAATATCATCACAATAATAGACATGTATGATTGATTGTCGTATTGGCGGACAGATTGTTAGTCCGCTTTTTTATTTATAGAGATGTGCCAACTTCTCTTCAGATATGTGCTTTGCACGTTACTTAGTAGTTCAATAACTTCATATGCATTCAACTCACTTTTGATAAGAATTCCCATTATTTTGGAAATTGTTTGTTCGTTATTTTCTTCCATTTGTCCATCACCTCCCCATCACTCCTTTCTATCTTATTAGCTAATTATTTAGCATATTGTTGACAAAAATAATTCTATAGAGTACTATATACACATAGCTAAATAAGCTTTATCAAAAGCCATTAATCGTTGGGGAACGAGTTTTTATGGGGCTATTTGTTGACTTGTTTAGCTAAATAATTAGCTTATGGATATAGTATAGTATTCTTTAGAATAATAGTCAAGCTTTTTATTATTCTTTTTAATACTCCCATGAGTGTTGGTGGAGGAAATATTGGTATGACAACGTTTGAACGGGTTAAAAAATTGGCTGAGAAAAATAAAATATCGCTCAAAGAACTTGCTATAAAGTTAAATATGGGAGAAAATGCAATTTACTCTTGGAAAGTGAAAACACCTGGGGTGGATAAATTAAAAGCGGTTGCCGATTATTTCAACGTTTCTACGGACTATTTGCTCGGTAGAACTGACAACCCAATCATTGACTCCGACATCCCGCCGGAAGCAGCAACTTTGGCGGCGCACATTGATCCCGCGGCAACCGAAGAGGATATGAAAAAAATTCTTGAATATATTGATTTCATTCAACAAAAATACAAATAGGAAAAGAGATGGCAGTATGTGGTTAGATAAATACAGAGAGCAATATCCTGAACTAACTATCATAGAAGATACAAAAATGAAAAATACTCACAAGGGGCTGTATTACAATAAACATATTTTTGTAAATCCGAACCAGAGTGATGTTGAAATGCGTTGCACATTGGCAGAGGAAGTTGGTCATCATCATTTAACCGTTGGCAATATTATCAAACAGAAAACAGTTAATGATAGAAAACAAGAAAAACTTGCCAGGAATTGGGGTTATGAATCACTAGTACCTTTGCGAAAAATAATTGATTCTTATTATGAAGGTTACACAGAATACTATGAAGTTGCAGATTTTTTAGAAGTGACAGAAGATTTTTTAAAACATTCTATTGAATACTATAAGAACAAATACGGAAATACAGTTGAATGTAATGGCTATGTAATTATTTTTAGAAGTAGCATTCAAATTATTGCTTGTTAGGTATTTACACTATTGTGTTTATATAAAAAATAATAAAGGGAGAGAAATGAAATGATTGGTTTATCAGTGCTTATGTTAGTGCTAAGCTTTTTTGGACTAGTAACGGGAATCGTTCTTTTATGTATTAAAAGAACAAGAAAGGCTGGGTTAATTACTACAATATCATCAGTGATATTAGGGATAATCTTTACTATTGTTTTAGCAGTTGGTGGTTTTAATGCTGTTAAGGAAGGCGTATCTAAAAACACAACTAATGATTCTGTTTCTCAAGAAGATTCATATTCAGATGATAGCGAAGATAACTACAATGATGAATCTTTGAACACAGATGAAACAGAGTCTTTAAGCATAGGAGATGTAGAATCATTTAGTAATGAAGACGATGGAACCTCTGTGGATGTGAAAATAAAAGAGGTACAAAAGGTCACTCCTACAGCTGAAGATGAAAGCACCGGTAATTATTTTATTAAAGCCATAGTTGAATTTAAAAATACTGGAACAGAATCTTATACTGCTAATGCGGCAGAATTCTCAATATATGATGGAAACGATGAAAAAGGAGAAGTTTCTTCTAAAGATTTTATTGTAGAAGAAGTTGCACCTGGAAAAACTTATACCGGAAATGTATTTTTTGATGTGAAAAATGATGGACCATATGAAATTCATTTATATGATTCATCATGGACATGGACCGGAGAACATAATTAATTAAAAATAACAAAAAAAAACGCCCTCCCCGCACAGAGACAAGCGTTTCTAAATACACACATAGAGTATGCAAATTCATTTTACCATAATTTGCTATACCCTTCAAAAGAACATATGTTCCAAAAATAAACAGGTGGTGGTATTAATGAAGATAAAAAAATTAACAAACGGAAAATACGCCGTTCGTTTGCGCATAAAAGTCGACGGTGAATGGAAAGAAAAGCGTTTGACAGATACAAGTGAAACAAACTTAATGTATAAAGCATCTAAACTCTTAAAACAAGTTCAGCATGATAGTAGTTCGTTAAAAGAATGGAACTTCAAAGATTTTTATACACTATTCATGAAAACTTTTAAAGATGGAAAAAGCAGTCAATCTACAATTAATTTATATGATTTTGCTTATAATCAGTTCGTTGATTATTTCGATGAAAAAATTAAACTTAATTCGATTGATGCTGTGCAGTATCAACAATTTATTAATCATTTATCTGTAGACTATGCAATATCCACTGTAGACACCCGGCACCGCAAAATTAGAGCGATTTTTAATAAAGCTGTCCATTTAGGCTACATGAAGAAAAACCCAGCCATAGGCGCTCATATAAGCGGACATGATGTGGCAAAAACAAAAGCACAATTTATGGAAACGGACAAAGTTCATTTATTATTAGAAGAACTTGCAAAATTTCATTCTATATCACGAGCAGTTATCTTTTTAGCAGTACAGACAGGTATGAGGTTCGAAGAAATTATTGCACTAACAAAGAAAGATATTAATTTCGCTAAACGTTCTATAACAGTCAATAAAGCGTGGGATTATAAGTACACTAATACATTCATTGATACCAAGACAAAAAAATCACGTGTGATTTATATTGATAACTCTACTGTTCAATATTTACAGTCTTATCTCACATGGCATAGTGCTTATATAAAAGAATATAGTATAAAAAATCCACAGATGTTATTATTCATTACCTATCACAATAAACCAGTGGATAACGCATCATGTAATAAAGCTTTGAAAAAGATATGCAGTACAATTAATTCTGAACCAGTGACATTGCATAAGTTACGACACACTCACACAGGACTATGCGTTGAGGCAGGCATGGATATCATTTATGTAGCTGATAGACTTGGTCATGATGATATTAATACAACATTAAAATATTATAGCCACCTAAGTTCTAATTTACGTCAACATAATCAGTCTAAAGTAGATGCTTTTTTCACATTAAAAACAGACGAAAATACCACAAATTTTGCCACAAATACCACAAAAACAACGGAATAA